CTCCGCCTTGAGGGCGGGCTTCTTGGCTGCCATCAGTTCGCCCTTGAGCTTGCCGAGCTGAGCGATGTCCTCGATGCCAGTACCAGCAGTCTGGATCTCGGCTTCGAGAGCAGCCCTGCGAGCCTTGACGCTCTGGATGACCTCTTCGTCACCGATCTTCACGATAGCCAGCGACGAATCCATGCCCTTGCCGGTCGAGGGGGTATAGCTGCCACGACCGATCTCGGCATTGAGGTACTGACCCCTATTGAGCACGAAGTTCTTCGCGCCGATAGCGGGGTCGGCCACAAGCCGACTCATGAATCCGAACTTGATGCCCGAGAGCATGGCCTCTTCCGAGATCATGCGAGGCATGTAGGCGGGGCGGAGGAGAGTGGAGGCTTTCCAGAGGGTGTTGAAGTTGTCAACAGCCACCCGGCTTGCGTCCAGCGCCGTACCGCCAGCCTTGCGCACCGCCTGAATAGACCCCGCGTTACGCTCAAAGACCCGCACCATGTCCTTGATGGGCATGAGCGTGTCGGTCTGCTGAAGCTGGGTCTTGGCCAGAGGGGCGAACTTGTACGCAACGCCGTCTTCCATGTAGCGGGAAGCGACATCCAGTCGAGTGGCCCCTTCCACTCCGCCTTCAGTGGCGGAGGTGAATGCCTGTGGGCGGCTGATGCCACCCTTGCCAGCAACTCCCATCAGGTCGTCCATGGTCTTGGCAATGCCGACCTTGGTCATGTCTCCGATGACCGCAGCAACCTGAGGATCCAGGCCGGAGCGGTTGGCCAGGTGATTGATCACGCTAGTGTGGATGGAGTCGAGAGCCCTGGACTTACCGACCTTGTCGCCAGCTCGCATGTACTCATTGAAGAGGCTCATGCGGGTGTCCTTGCCAAGGCCGGGAACCTGCTTGAGCATGTCGAGGACGCGGTCACCCGCGTCTGCGTCGTTGTGGTTCACTCGGCCGACCGGAGTGCGGTCACCGAATGCCTGGACGATCCGGACCGGAGTCCCGAAGAACCCTTCCCGGATGCCGTCCGAGGTAAAGCGAGCCTTGCGGTCCGTCATTGCCCGGTTGTACTTCAGATCCGCAGCCTTGCCGGAAGAGGTAAACGATCCGCCACCAGCACGGTAAGCCCGTTCCATGTTGCCGAACAGGTTTGCGCCAGCCGGGGAGAACTCATTGGCAGCCTTGCCCATATTGTCGCCAAGGATGTCGCGAAGGTACTGACTCTTCTGAGCCATAGCGTCCAGCTCGCCCTGCATGAGGTCGACCTTGGCGGACTTCCATGCCTGGGCATTGGCGACGGCTCGCTTGGATACCTTGCCAGCCGCATTGATCTTGAGTCCGGGATTGCTGGCCATGATGCTCTTGGCTGCATCCGCATACAAGCCCTCAGTGGTTGGGGATACAGCCAGGGGCGGAGTCTGGACGACTCCAGGGACCTTGAGGGTAGCCCCCTCACGCTCTGCATAGAAGGCGAGGATGGCAGGGTCGAACTTCACCGAGTCAACGAGCGCCCGGTTCTCCGAAAGCTTTCCGATGTTGCTGAGGGTCTGAGAGCCGGAAGCTGAGAGTGCGCCGACGTCGGCAGTAGAGCCAGCGAAGTACCGGTACATCATCGGCATCTCATCCCGAGGCGTCCTCGCAAGGACGTCCGAGTACTGCTGAGCGAAGGGGTTGGTCCTGCGCCCACGACCCCAGATGGGATGCTGGGCAATCTCCTCAGCAGTCTTGCGGGCAGCGCCTGTAGCGCTGGCCTTGTTGGTCCAGTCGAAGAACTCGGTCATCTTCTTGCCGTTGGAGACTTCTTCGAGGGTCTGGGGCTTCTTGCCGACAAGCTTCTTGGCGACGTCCGTGACGGCACCCTGAGTGCGGACAAGCTCCCCGCCCTTAGTGGTGGCGATCTGGATGGACCGTGCACCCTTGACGACACTGCCAGCACCGGCCAGAAGATAGGTGCTCGGGTCGGCGGCCAGCACAAGGGCAAAGTCGGTAGCGCCAGTGCCAGCCGTGTAGGTCCAGCCCACCTTGTCACGCCAGTAGTCCGTGTCGTAGATGAACCGCTCGGCCTGACGCTTCTGCTGCTCGGTCTGCTGCCGGTCTTCTACCTGGATGTTCGTCATGGGGATGGTGCCCTGTGACGTCTGGGTCAGGGCGACGTTGGTCAGTGCCTGTCCGGGAGAAGTCGTCTCGGCCTTGCCGTACGCCTCGGACCATTCCTGAGGCTCGAAGAGCTGGCCGTAATCACCAGAAGTCTGAGCCTTGCCAGCCTGGATGATGGCGGTGGACAGGGGCTGGGAGACTCCCTCGGAGTAGAGCCAGTGAGCTCCCGAGGCCAGCTTGTCGACGGGATACATGAAGGCCTGAGCGCCAGTGGCCAGGTCTTCCTTGGCGCTGCTGTAGACACCGCCGAACATATTGCTGAGGGCTCCATCGGCCTTGCCTGCCAAAGACAGGAAGGACTTCAGGAATCCACCCTTGGACTCCCGGGCCTCCTTCTCGTCATCCGCCTGATCCGGAGCCGTGTAGAGCTGGCTGGGAGAACTGGCAATCTGAAGTGCCATGTTCGGATCGGAGTAAGATCCCTGGGAAGCGTCGACCATATCATTCTGCCACCACTTGCCCATATCTTCTCCTTCTTAGCCCATGCTGGCTTTCATCTGTCGAATCAGATTCCGATTGGCGTCTGAGGTTCCAGGCTGGTTGGCGATCCATTCAAGAGCCGGTAGCCAGGCCGTTGCCTGAGCATTGGCCTGGGTGTTGTCGGCCAGGTTAAGCACTTCGGTGCCAGCGCCCGCCCCAAGAGCGGCGCCATCCGTTACCGGAACATCCGGCTGCTGGGAGGACTCCCCGAGACCAATAGCCTCGGGTGCCATGCTCCCCATCAGGGATCCAATGTCCATCCCGCCGGGGCTTGCGCCCACCGGGGCTCCAGACTTGATCTCCTGGTAGTCCTTGTTCTCTCCGTACTGCGCGTTCGGAAGAGAAGCGTTGGCGTTGCCTACCGCCTTGTCGGTCCGCTGACTGAATCCGCCAGGGCCTGAAACCGGAGTTCCCATTACTGTCCCATCATGTCAGTGAACTCGTGATCGAAGTTCTTCTGCCTCGCATGCTGCGCTGCCATCATTGCCGCACTGGCTGAATAGTCGGCAGCGATCTGGAGAACGTCGCCCGTAAAGGCGACGGCAAGAGTCAGAAGGGACCATCGATCATGAAGTCGTGGTTGGATTCTTACTTCTTCGATGGTCCCTTCCTCATCCATTGTCTTACTTCGCCAGCTTGCTACTGCCACGGGTCACGCCCGTGTTGACGAGGACCGTAGAGTCCCAGAGCTGATTGACGGCATCCGTCTGGTGACGGCTCTCGCCCATGGCCTCCGAAAGCAGAGGACCTGCGATGTGCGGTGCCAGCATCGGCCCCTTGTCGGCGCCGCCCTGACTGGAACGCGGGTGGTCGGAGAAGAAGTCTCCCATTGTTTCCTCCTAGGTGAGTACATTCGTACGCTGCAACAGGTAGGTTGCAGCAGATATGAGCCTATCCGGGTCATCCCCAAGCGCTCCCAGTCCAATGTTGCACTGAGCGCAAAGGAGCCCGCGAATACAATTTCCGCAGGACTTGATTCCGGGACAGCAGGAATGGTCGTGGTCTACATGCCAAGATCCCTGACCTCGGGGCGTATCGGTATTACAGATGGCGCAAGTGCCGCCCTGTCGCTCAAGCGTGGAATCATACTCTTCTGACGTGATGCCATATTTGGTTTCGCGCTGAGCGTTGTACTTTTTGCGCATGTATCCCGGCTGCTCTTGCTCCTTCTTCCGGTAGTACGCATTCATGTAGTCCGCCTTGCAGCGCTTACACTCAGAACTGTATTTACCGGCAGCCACCCCAGTCTTTCGCAAACCGAAGTCCGACAGGCTTTTCTCGGCTCGGCATTTACTGCATTGCTTGATCATATGGCCGCCTGGCGCTGCGTCTTGCTCGACATGGTGGCTTCACCACTGGAAGACAGTCCGCTGAGCAGGCTTTGCAAGTCCATCCCCTGTGGAGTCTGGGATGCACCCGGCACGGCCCCTGGCTGGCCGCCTGCGGCCCCTTCGGGCCCAGGTGGTGCTCCACCACCCATCATCGCCTCCAGAGGGTTCTGGGCGGCAGCAGCGGCTTTCTCGTCGGGAGTGAAGACCTTGAGGACTGCATCCTGTATGGACTCTCCCTTTTCCCTCAGCTTGATCAGGTCGGCCAGGCGCTTGAGTGCGGCTACCGGATCCTGTCCCTGAAGGGCCATCTGGGGGATGGCTTGGGCATAACCCATCATCCCTTGCTTGATGGCGTCTACCATCTGTTCATTATCGATCTGCTGCTGCATGGCGACGACATCGATGTTCATCGGAAGCTGACGCTGGAAGAAGTCCCTGGAGATGAGCTGGTCGCCTCGGAGCTGAAGCAGTCCGACAATAGCCCTGGCGGGATCCTGTCCGGCAGCAAAGCCGTAGGTGACATCGACCGTATAGTCTCCGTCGATGTCCTTGCCGGGAGTGTAGGTCTCCTCGAAGGGAGTTCCCTGCACGGTCCCCCGCACGGTCTTCTTCTCCTTGGGCCACAGCTTCTCGTCCATCTCGAAGCACAGCTCGATGGCGGTGCGAAGAGCTTCCGCGAGAACCGTCTGTCCTGTAGAGACGACGGTATTGAATCCGCCCATGAGGGCCTGCACGCCACGGCCGGTAATGACTGAGGCGTCCATGTTTCCGGAGCGAGCTTCGGGAGTTCGAGTTCCTACTCGCAACTCCTGCTCAAGCATCGCCCCTTCCTGGAATGCGGCGGAAGGAACGTCTACACCAACGCGCCGGATCTTCTCAGGGCTGTCGGTGCGGATGATGGCGTCGTCTCCGAACGTCATCTTCTGCACATCTCGCGGAACAGCGAGAGGAGCGCGAACTGTCTTCTCTGTAGCCTCAAGGCCGAGAAGGGCCATGCGAGCCTTTGCCAGCTGTACCCAGATCGCGTCATCGAAAGCCCCTCGGCTTTCGTTGTCGAACCCAGGGCGTTCGCCTACGGAGACGTAGACCTTGCCCAGAGGGTTCGGCATGTAGCTGACCGCCTGGTTTCCGTGGTTCGGCATGTAGATAACGATGGTGTCTTCGTCACAGTACTTGACCAGCTCGATCTTCCGCTGAGCCCACCCAGAACCCCCACCGGGGGTTCGTGAGTTATCGTTCTTGCTCAGGAGGGCCAGGAGCTGGGGGAACTTGGCTACCAGATGGATAGCCTCTTCGTTCCAGACCTTGGAGAAGGACTTCACCCTGCCGAACATGTCTCGTTCGATGTACGTGCCCATCGGGTTCTCGACCTTGATGTACGGGCGCTTGCGCTCGAAGTCGGGCTCGATGATGTACAGGACGGTGGCGTAGGTGTTGTAGTAGTCGGCTGCCACGATCTGACGTCCGGCCTGGAGGCCGGAGTCCTGGATGTAGGAGTTGGCTACCTTGGTCTTCTTGCTGGAGAATTTCTTGGCCTTGTCGGTCGTACCCGTACCGGCGGAGCAGTTGATGGAAGGCATGGCCCCCATCACCTCCGCCACGTCTCGGGCCGAAGTATCGATCAGGTTGGCGACGATAGGCCGAGGCCACGCATCAGGCATAGCGCCTGGCATTACCGATTCAATCTTGCCGGACCGGACGTCGTGAACGTTATTTCTCCGTTGATCTCTCTCGTTGGCGGCGTGGCGTAGAGATTCAACCTTCGCTGCTAGTTCTGTAAGTGATCTCGCCATGCTCCACCTCCTTCTACTTGGAGACCCGAAGCTTCTTCCACGAAGTCGCGCCTGGAATTCCGTCTGCATCAGCACCCGAGTATCCCAGCTTGCGCTGGAACCAGGCATAGGCCTTCTTGTCGGCGGCCGTGAACTGAGGGCCTGGACCGACCTTGTAGCCCTTATAACCTTCACGCACCAGAGCCTTGCCCATGGCAGTGATGACCTTGTCGGACTTGCCAATCTTGAACAGTCCCGTCCCCGGATAGGGTGCATAGACCGGAACGGGCTTCGGCTTAGGCTTCGGCGGAGCGGGAGGAGCCTTCACGGGCTCGAACTCCCCAGACTTCACGAAGGCGTAAAGAGGACCTCCGGGGCAGGCGGTGGCGTAACCGTCTCGATGCCCCTTGATCTCCTTACCCGTGTCGTGACCACGGAGAAATGCGATCACCTCCCGGACGGCAGTGACAACCTCTTCGCTGACCGACTTGTCGTTGGTTCCGTAGAGGACAACGACAGCGTCATGGTCTGCATTAAGCGTCTGGTTGCCGTTGGCTCCGGTTCGGAATCCAAGACCACGGCCCTCCAGTACATAGCCGTGGCGACAGACAGCATACGAATAGGCGACATCGGAGTATCCTTCCGCCTTGTTTGCCAGGTGACTGTTGCGGATACCGGTCCAGTATCCCTTGCAGTAACTGTGATCGCGGACCGGTGAGTTCGTACCCTCATAATGAATCTTGATTCCGAGAGTCTTCTTGGTCTTCCGGGGGGCCGCCGAAGCGGGCCACCCCAGATCCTTGCGACTGATGAACTTCACTGCTAGCCCCACCATTCCCCTGATCCGTTTGCCATGTTGGCCTGAGCCATGAAGTCCAGGTCGATTACCATGTTCTTCGCCTTATCCCGAGGGGAGGCGTATTCGTTGACCACGTGGAAGACCGACTCGATGTCGTTGACCAGCTCACGGGCCTTGGTCTCTGCGAACCACAGGGCCATAACTGTATCCTGCTTGGCCTTGGACTGAGGGAACCAGGTGACCAGTTGTTCGATGAGGGCCTTGACGCCCTCATTCTGCGAACGGCTGGGAAGCTGGATGAGACCCTTGCCTTCCTTCGAGCCATCGAAGAGCATCGACATAGAAGCAACACCGAAGTCGATGTCGTTCTTGTTGTTGCCGGTGAAGTGCTCCACGAGGTGACAGCCTCGTGAGCCAAGGAAGTTCCTGAGCTCCCGGTTCTGCGTGACCATCAGGTTCATCGCGTTCTTCTCGATGCACCAGTCGTTCACGTGGTACTTAACCGTCCACTCCTTGATCTTGTCGAAGAGATCGTCGGGCTTGCAGTTGGCGCGAGTCCATACGTCGAGGACCCACCGCACCCCAGACATTCGATCAATGCCAAGGATGATTGCGGCCGAGTGTCCGGTGATGGCGGGGTCGAACCCGCCGACCACGTAGAGGCCGTCCATCCCATTGGCTCGATGACCGGGTGCTCCCCGTTGCATGAACCCAGCAGCTCGCATACCATCGATTGAGGCGTGGACCTTGTCGGGAGGGAAGATGGCATCTGCGGTCACCTGCTCCTGTTGGTAAACCATGGCCCAGTTCTGAGCCGAGCTCGTGGCTCGGCGCCTTGCTAGTGCCTTGCCTGAGTGCCAGGCGTAGAGCCCGTTCTCTTCTTGCTGAACCAGCTTTCTTGCTCCCAGCGACACCGGGGGTCGGTTAGTCCAGGGTGCGAGAACAGTCCAGTCGTCGGGGTGGTCTGCGAACTCAAGTACCGCAGGCTGTGTGAGATAGGTCCAGGGGGACTCTTCATCCTGCCCATACCATTCAGGCTTCTGGATCTCGCTGTAAAGCTCCACAGGCGCAAGCCGGGTCCCCACCAGGAGCAGGGTTCCGCCGGGATAAGAGAGTCGGTTGATGACCTCTCGCTGGATCCAGTCAATCTGCTTCTCGAACTCATGCGCGTTCTTTCCCGTCACCGTGTCGTCGAGGATGATGAGGTCTGCTCGGTTACCGTAGATCTGGCCGTTCATGCCCAGAGCCTGGACGGTAGGAGTTGCCTCACCGGAGTCGCGGGTCTCGGCGTTGACGTAGATGGCGTCAGCGGTCCAGGAGGCTGAGTTGGCATCGAAGCCCCCTTCAGGGGCGAATGCCTGCTGAAGCTTCTTGTAGCTGTGGTTGGCTCCTGCAAGCCGGTCCTTGATGGCCCGGAGGAATCGCTTGGCCATCTCCTGCGTCTGGCTGACGATGATGATCCGGATGTTCGGATCCTGGCAGATTCGGTAGGTCACGTAGTTGACTGTGATCGTAGTGGACTTAGCATGCTCTGGCGGAGTGTTGATGATGGTCATCCCGGGGTCACCCTGCTTGTACAGCTGGCTGGGGTGGAGGTTCCGGGGTTCACGGCCTTCGAGCATGTCGTACCACTGAAGCTGGTGATTAAAGAGCTGGGTGTCCAGGTACTCTTCGCAGAAGTCGGGGAATGGAGGCATCTCGGCGCGAGCCTCGATCGCCTTCTCCGGATGGCGCATCAATCGGATGCGGTCCATGTCGTCACGGAACTTCTTGTCCGACGTCCGGTAATACTGGATCAACTGGTGATGGATGCCCAGGTCCCTGGCTGCTTCAGCAGCAGACAGGCCCTTCTGGAGATACTTTAGAACGGTCTCCTTATTTGCCTTGATCTGGGGATTACCCTTAGCACCCTTTTTCAAAGGCGCCTTCGGGGGCGCCTTAAGGACCTCACCATCTTCGGTCACGTAGACCTTTGCCATTTCAGTGACCGAACCCTTCTGTATAAGTTGCGCAACCTGTGCTTCGCACAACCGCGCGGCTTGTAAAGTATGTGGCGGAGAATGATCCCGCGAAGCGGGTATGCCCGAACTGTAGACTTCATAGTCAGGCCCTTAAAGGCCTGACCTAGGTACTGTAGATACTGCAGTACTATATAGTCTATATGGAAAGCCCTAAGGGGCTTTCCTATGAAGTGCAGTACTGTAAAGTCTTTACAGTCACTCGGTTCCCTCGCTCACTCCCTTCGGTCGTTCGCTCGGTCACTTCGTTCCCTCACTACTGGATATACCGCTGGTTTAGCTGTCACCCCACGTTGCTTTACCAACCTTTTACCAACTACTACTGTGTGTGCATCTTTTAGCCTCCGCCGGTTACCGTACGTATAACTTCTTAGGGTACCCTTGCTAATCTTATGGTGCACCTGGATGGGGTCTCACACACACACACACACGCCCAATTAAACATCCCCGGGTCCACATTTGAGCAGAGCCATGCTCATTCGAGTAGAGCTTGAGTGTAGGCTACAGCTTGTTTATCCATGCACGTGCACTGATATTCTTCGGGACATTCTCAGGGGTGCATGGTTTCACAGTAGATATAGATAGGAGAGGCCATTCATATCTATATAGATGCACACCACACTCACCCCATGAATAGATATGCATTGGTGTGCATACTCATCCACTCATCAGATGAGCAGGGCTGTGCTCATGTGTGTACTCATGTGAGTGTGCATGTGCTCATGTGTGCGGATGTGTTGAACTGTTCATGGATGTGAACGCCATACATGCATGAGAACCATGGAAGAAGGGGCAATCTACCGTGGAATCGAAGGGATATACGGTGTATAGCCATGGAATCGAAGGTTGGGGACTGTCCTAACGAGACGCTACGTCTTGTCTAAGCGAGCGCTTAGCCCTTGCATCCACACCCAATCCGCATCAGATATCAGGACAACCTACGCTAGACACCTGTGTAGAAGTAAGAGTCAGTCCACCAAGGGCCCCTTACATTCACCCATTCACACAAGCAATCTCGAAGATTCTTCTGAGACATCAGCACAGGTCAGGCCCTGCTAGGGGGCCTTCCCTTAGGTAAAGTATGGATTTGCTTGTAGACAGGACTGTCTGGCAAGAGGATTGTTCTCCCTGTCACCACCGAGCAACGCACCTCCCTTACAGGAGGGAGCAGCGCAAGGCAAGCCCCTAGAGGGCGAGTGTGGCTTTGAGAACTGAAGAGTCTGACCACACGCTCCATGAACCTGAAGAGGCTCTGCGTGCTCGCCTAAGGCCCTTACGGCTTACGTAGGTACTCGGATACTCGGAGGCAGGATTGGAGGCTCACAGCGCAAGCTGGAGCCCGTAAGGCGTCACGGCACAGGCTCTAGTGGCAGGAGGCGAACACGCTCCCAGTGGCTGGCCAGGTTCATCTTCGGATGGACTACAACCCGGCAGTCAGGATGGAAGGGAAGCGTTCACAATTCGCTGAATGAACCCACGTAGCTGAGACCCCGCGAATCCCCGACGCGAGTCGGGAGGGGGAGGATGCCTTGATTCTTGAACAACAGTCCAGGCGAGGAAGTCTGGGGGTAGATAAGCCGTAACCTAGGCAGCGAAACGCACCGATCTAGCACATCACGCAAGCGTGATGGACCAGGTGCAGCGCAGGTCGGCACACCCGTAGGGCTAGTAACCCTCGAACACTCTCTCTACCTTGGACGGCCCTTCAGGGGGCCGTCTGGGGACTCCCAAGTTACATAGTGCAGCTGAGTCACGGCGTCTCATTACACTCCGCCTCAGCTGTCGCTATGGCTGCATCGCTAGGTGCAGACAGAGCGTGGGAGAGCGATCATGGACAAAGTCTTTGGAGAGTACGTCTGCTACTACCTCGCAGGAGCCAACTCAACGGCTCGTGCGGTGTACCGCGCAGACTCATGGCCTACGGCAATGCGGATGCATAACTCGTCACTGCCGGAGTACGCCACAAAGGTCACCAAGTGGGTTACGAAAGAGGGGCTCACGTTCCTCATGCACGACTCCCAGATGACCCTGGACAACACCGTTGGCGTCAGCCTCGACAAGAAGGTGCAGTCATGACCAAGCGAGACTGCAATCACTACCCTATCGACGACAGCGAGCCCTACTGCTCCGCCTGCACCGACCTGTTCTACATCGACACCCCTTTCACCTTGGGTGGCGACGACTACACCGTGTGGAGCTGGTACGGCTCGGACGAGTTCGGCAACAACACCTACCAGTGCAGGCGTGTGGATGGTACGGGGACAGTCTTCCTGACCACCGACACGATCGACATGTACATCTAGCAGTGCAGGGCCAGCCGTTAAGCGGTGCGAGCGTCACAGCTCACTGGCCTACTGGGGCGCCCCTCACGGGCGCCTTAAGAGGGAGAGAGAATGTACAACAGTCTGCGCGAGATCAGGGCGGCCCACAAGGGCTACTGGTTCGACAAGGATTCGATGCGGTTCTTCGACTCCAAGATCCTCCCGGGAGTGTATCCGGCCGAGGATGGCGCCTACTTCATCAGTTCGGAGCGTCGGGACGAGAACCAGCCCCGCCTGTACACCGTTCGGTTCGCTGACTCCGATGGCGACATCTGGACAGAAGGCGAGTTCCAGGGGCACAACACCCTCAGCAGCGCCAAGCAGGCAGCAATCAACTCCGCGATCCACGGGAGCCAGGCGTGAAGCTTTCCGAAAAGATCGCTCGCCTCGAAATGCAACGCGAGCGTGGTCTGTACAGCGAGGGCGAATTCCTGGACGAAGCGGCCCACGTGATCACGTGGGCAGTCAGGGACAAAGCGAATGCCGACAAGCTCTTCCACGTGTCCATCTCGAACAACACCAAGGGCGCTTACCGGCACGGCACCACTGATCACTACCTCGACACCGACGCCGAGGTAGGCGAGCTGTTCGAAAAGTGGTCCGCTCAAGATACCATGCGTCAGCAGCAGTCCTTCATGCATGAAGGCGTCGAGATCACCGTTGGTATCATCATCATCGACAACGACAGTCACTCCACGGCATTCGCCGTGACTCGCAGGGATAGCAAGTAGCTCGAAGGGCCAGTCCTTAAGGGATACGGGCGTCATAGCCCACTGGCCCACTAGGCGCCCCTCACGGGCGCCTTAAGAGGGAGAGAGACATGAAGAGCACCAGGATCAAGTATCTGGCAACCTACAACGGCCCCTCTTACGGAGGGCCGTGGGCTCCCGAGCGCATGGATGGATTCACTTCCCTCTCCGCCGCAAAGGCTTCCATGTGGTGTCGTCAGAACGATGGGCGTGACACCACG